AACAGGTAGTATTGATAGGGTTGGTGAACAAATCCCTATGTTAGTAGACCAAATACCTCAATTAGTAGATGCGTTTTCAGGATTTGTAGGAATTTTACCAGCATTACTTCTGATAGGCCCCGCATTACTTGCATTTGGGTTCTCTTTACTACCATTATCGTTTTCACTATTACTCGCAACACCAATCATAGCGGTATTTGGTGCTGCTATGATGTTATTAGGTACAGGTTTAGATATTACATCTAAAAGTATGGCTGCAATGGGAGAATCAATGGATATCTTTATTGAGAGTATGATGAAACTATCAATAATATCACCAATGCTTGTAGCATTAACTCCAATACTTGCTTTATTTGGATTAGCACTCATACCATTAGCAATAGGAATGAGTATGATAGCAATTCCAATGATAATATTTGCACTTTCATTGGATATATTAGCAAAATCATTACCACCAATGGTAATGATGTTACCATTATTTGTGGCTAGTTTAGTAACAATGGCGGAACAAATACCATCAATAATTGGTTTGGCTGCATCATTTATGTTACTTACAACATCTATGATAGCATTGGCAACCACAATGGTAGTATTTACACCAATATTTGCATTTGGAACATTAGTAACTGCCGCATTAGTACCTGCTATGTTATTCGCCGCATTTGGAACGGGATTATGGGCAGCATCTGTACAATTCTTATCAACATCGTTCGAATCGCTAATTCCAAATCTAATGGCATTTTTAACTGCAATCCCAATGATGGGTATGTTGGTAACTCTAATACCTGGACTTGTAGCACTATCGGGAGCATTCTTCTTATTGAGTACATCATTGTTTAGTTTAGGAGCTGGGTTAGGGTTTATAGGATTGTTCCTACCTGTACTTGCAGCATTGGGTATATTACTTCCAACAGTATCTGCTGCATTTGGTGGAGATGAAGGTGAATCTGCTAAAGATAATTCACAATCATCAGGCCCATCAATGAAAGAAGTGGTATCTGAATTAAAGGCATTGAGACAGGATATTCAACAACAACCAATAGTTATTAAAGTGGATGGCAAAGTAGTATCAGAGATAACAAAAGTTCAATTACGAAAAGAAAGTGTTCGTAATAATGCATATGGGAGATAATAAATGGCGTTAAAAGATTTAAAATCAGACCTTTCAAAATTTAGGATGCCAAAGAAAGAACCTTTGGAGGGTAAAGCCCGCGTTGATGTTAATAAAAATCAAAATTTAACACCATTAGATTCTCTTGCAAATGGATTACCAAACCCATCAAAACCTAATAAAACGACTGATAAAAGGGGAGTTGATGTTAGTAGAACAAATCAAACTCCAATTACACCTGATTATGATGGTTATTACAAAGAAACACCATCAGGTTCTCCAAAGATAGAGACTGTAACTAAAATAGAACCATTTAAAGGTGAAACAACTCCTAAAAAAGTAGATAACTCTGAAAAGTTCAAAGGTGAAACATCAGTTGAGCCAATGAATAGAAAATCTAAGTTCTTAGGTGAAACGAGTCCAACACCAATGGATAATTCGGAAAAGTTCAAAGGTGAAACAACACCTACTGAAATAAATCAAACCGAAAAGTTCAAAGGTGAAACGAGTCCAACACCAATGGATAATTCGGAAAAGTTCAAAGGTGAAACAACACCAACTAGAGATAATAGTACACCCGTATCACCAAATTGGGAAGGATACTATACAAAACAAATACCTAATGCAACTGATACATCTAAAATAAAACAAGGTGATAAGTTCAAAGGTGAAACTGACCCTAATGTGGTACAGCAAGGTGATAAGTTCAAAGGTGAAACATCAGTTGAACCAATGAATTTAGAAGAAAAATTTAAAGGGGAAACTGAACCTACTGAAATAAAACAAGGTGATAAGTTCAAAGGGGAAACTGATACTAAGCCAATGAGTTTAGAGGAAAAGTTCTTAGGAGAGACAAATCCAACTCCTATGAGTTTAGAGGAAAGGTTCTTAGGTGAAACCGACCCTAATAAGATGGATAATTCTGAAAAGTTCTTAGGAGAGACAAATCCAACTCCTATGGATAATTCTGAAAAGTTCTTAGGAGAGACAACTCCTAAGAGTGAGAATAATACTGGTCAATTTTTAGGTGAAACCACTCCAACTCCTATGAGTTTGGAAGAACGATTCTTAGGTGAAACAACACCTACTGATAAAGATAGTACAGGCCAATTCTTAGGTGAAACAGACCCTACTGTTATGAGTTTAGATGCTAAGTTCTTAGGTGAAACCGACCCTAATGTGGTACAGCAAGGTGATAAGTTCAAAGGAGAAACAGACGCTACTAAATTTGATAATACATCAAACTTTGTTAGATTTAGTAACGAGCAAATTTCATCTCCATTTGCGACTGAACCAAATAAAATGAATTTAGATGCTAAGTTCTTAGGTGAAACCAACCCTAACATCGTACAACAAGGTGATAAGTTCAAAGGAGAAACTGAACCTACTGATAAAGATAGTACAGGCCAATTCTTAGGTGAAACAACACCAACAGAAGTAGAACAAGGTGATAAGTTCAAAGGAGAAGTCAATCCGACTGTTATGAGTTTGGGTGATAAGTTCAAAGGTGAAACTACACCTGATAGATTTCCATACATACTCAGACAGGAGAATGAGGGTAAAGACCCTACAAATTTCCCATATATATTTAGACAAGAGAATGAGGGTAAAGACCCAGGTAAAGTTAATTACATTGAGGACTTACACGCAAATGGGTTTACTTCAAATATGTATCCAATTGGTGGACCTAAAAAATCATCACAATTTATAGGAGTTGACCCATCACAAACACAATTTGATGGAGCAACATCATTATATGGTAAACTTGGTTTAACAAACTTTATTGTTGATGATGATGCAACTGGATTTACCAAAGATATGTTCCCAATTGGTAGTTCTAAAAAACCATCACAATTCACAGGTGTTGATTCTGCTGGAACTGTTTTTGATGAAAAATCATCAGAGTATAGTAATACTAAAAGTTTATATAACGGATTATCTTATAGACCGGGTTATGGTAAATTTAAGTTTGATAAAGAAACTGGAAATGTACAAAGATATTCTGAAAGTAATAAATACTTAATAGATAATGAGCTGACACGATTAGGAATCTCTCAACTACAAGAAATGAGAAGTTCTCCATCGTTCTTAGATGAAATGTATCATAAATTTAATCTTAGAGATGATGCATTTAATTTAGGTACAGCAGCATTTGCGCATCCATTGATTCTTAGAGGTATTCAGAGAAAGAAAATAGATAAGGGTGAACCACAAAAGTGGGGATTTGGATTCCCAATTGATGATGGTTTAGTTAGAGGTGGTATTGTAACCGCATTAGATAGAGCAGTTGTAGATGCAGTACGATTGGGTAAATGGATGGTTTCAGTACAAGGTTTATTGTGGGGAATCAAACAACTTGGATTACAACAATCTACTGCGAATGTAGAATCTATAACTGGTAAAAGAAAAACTAAGATATGGACACCTATAAATACATTGGCAACTACACTTGGTGGGTTTGCGGGATTACACCCAAATAGACATGGTATTACACCATTTGATTTAACTAAGGGTACTTATTCTGAAGTATTAGATGAGAAACGAAATGCACATACTGATGATAAGAAGCTAGCAAACGGACCTAAATCAAATAGGTTGGTTAATAAGTGGAATAAAGAATTTGAACAACTACCTAATGGTGATGTAAAAGATAAGGGTGATGGTAGTAAATTACTTGATAAGTTAAAGAACGCATTTAGTGGCGGGCCAAACTCATTATATGGTTTAGGTGATTTTGCACCAAACCAAAGTACAGAGAATACAATACCAGATGCACAGTTAGGTGAATTAGGTAGGACTTATAATCAAAAAAAGCAGTACAACCCAACCGCCGCCGGGCCAAATCCATCTGGAAAAAAAGGAGATGCATTTGAACCAAATAATACTGAATTAGGATTAAACGCAAACAACCTACCAGGTTCGTTTTTAAATAATACAATAAAAACAGATACTGAATCACACCCAATAGAAAAGAACTATACTGCTGGAGAAGTTATAAGAAATTACGAAACCATTGCGTATGGTAATATTCCAACGAGAGAGGCTGGTAATCCTTCAATTATTGATTTTAGAAGTTTATTAACTGATGGTGGTGCTGAAAGGCTACGAGCTGATAATGAATTTACCGATTATCCAAATAAACATATTCATACCAGAGTTGGATTTGCAACTTATGAGCCGGGAAGAGATTTAACAAACCACTCTGAAGGAATCACCGCAGACCCTATAACTTCTGCTCCAGTTGGTTCTAACGATGTGAACGATTTAGTACACTTTTGGGTTACCGAAGAAGGTGGTGGTAATAGATGTCAATTCAGAGGTACTATTACAGGTCTTACTGATACATTTTCACCATCGTGGGATTCTGTAAAATATGCGGGTAGAGCGGACCAGGGTTACAAATATGGTACATTTGAAAGAAGTGTATCATTTAACTTTCAAGCGTACGCAACATCAAGAGATGATATGATTCCTATGTGGAAAAAATTACAAATGTTATCTACAATGACAATGCCAGAATATGTTTCTCAGGGTTACAATGGAACACTGGTTAGATTCAAATTAGGTAGTCTGTATAATGATAAATTATCATTCATTGATTCACTAACATACACAATATCAGATGATGTACCTTGGGATATTAATATAGATGGGCTGTTGGGGGAAGTTCCAATGGGAATCGATGTTGCAATTGGATTTAAAGTATTGGATGATACTAGACCTGAATACACAGCAGCTGGTACAGCTATATATGATTGGACTCAAATACAATAAGGATATGTAATGAATAGATATGAAAATATAGCGATATTAAAAACTGAAAAAGGTAAAAGATATAAAAAAACTATCGAATACCCTATTATTGAAAAATCTTCAGATGATATTTATATAGTAGGTATTCAAGGTGATAGATTAGATAATCTTGCAAACAAATATTATTTAGATAGTAGATTGTGGTGGATTATCGCAAGAGCAAACAATTTAGGTAAAGGTGATTTATCAGTACCAATTGGAACTCAAATTAGAATACCCCGTAATTATATTACAATATTAGATGAATATAGAAAAATAAACGGAATTTAGTTATGGCAGACTTTAATTTTAATCCTGCATTCGGGCCCGCTGAGGGGACTCTAAATGCCAGAAAAGGAAAAATATCTGGTAGAGATATATATTGGAACTATAAAAAGTATGCATATGTAGTTCTAAGCTCTGCACCACCTCAGGATGAAACTGATTCATCATCAGTTTTGGCTCTTATCCCAACAAACGCTATGACGATTGGAGTAGTTCCAACGGGAGGTCATTTAGACCTTTATAGAGTAGAGAGTGGTGTTAGGCGTGGAATACCTCATGTAACATCTGCAAAAGTATCTTTGGATGCGGGTGGTGATATATACAATTCTTACATTAGAGAATTTGAAATTGAATTTAAAGTGTATACATTATCTGATTTAAATAATGTAGAAAAAAACTTTTTTGTACCTGGAAAACAGGCCATTGTAAAATATGGGTGGACTAGTGGTGATGCTAACGAAACTGGATTGGAAGAAACGATAACAATATATAACTTTGGATTTTCAAGTAATCAAGATGGTTCATTTGATTGTAATGTAAAGGGTTTAACTGGAGACCCATTCGCAGGTTCTGCTAGATTAGGTGGTACAATAAAACTTACCGACCCTAAGGAAATTGAAGCATTAGGTGAAGAAGGAGTAAACCCAGCTGATATATCACTGGCTCTTATATGTAAGTATAAAGCTGCCTTTGGATTAAAGCCTGATGAGAATATAACTGAGGGTGATGCAAAGAATGGTAAGATAGAAGAAAAGGAATATAACGGTGATACATTTTATCAGGCTGGATTAATGAATGCTGGTGATAGTGAATCGATAATGCCATTTATGGGTGATGACCCAATAAGAATTCCAATGATATCATTAGAAACTTTTATTAAGTATTGTAACAAACTTAGTGGTACTGATTCGAGTGAATCGTTTGATTACGCGGCCGAAGAATACATTAAGATAAATAACAATACAACGGAGTATGGTTCAGCCGACCCAAGAAAATACATATTGCCTGGTAATATGTCAGATTATGGTGCGGAAAACAGCTTTAAATCTGTATTAGGTGGAAAAACAGTAGATATTAAAAATATTCTTATATCAATTTCTGAGATAACTAAACGAATTAAAAGTATGGGAACAACAGTTGATGATAAATTTCAACCACCAATTGTATCTAAAGTTATTGCAGATATAGGTAGAGATTTAAAGTTTTTAACTGGTGGTAATGTTGATTTAAAATTAATACCAGAAGATAAAGATAAACCAAATGGTAAGTATTTACTATTTAATATGCAGACAGTACAAGCTACATCAAATCCTGGCCCATTTATGTTTAATGTATTGGGAGATGATTCTATTGTAAAATCAGTATCAATTGATACTGAGTTTGATATGGATACACTTTTAATGTATACCGTTGGTAATGTAAAAACTGGTAATGTTAAATTAGACCCATTAAAAAAAGTATATACGGATATACCTGATATAGCTGTGGATGCATCCAAAACCGAAAACGACGGCTCAGAACAACCAACTAAAAATAGTATTGGTAAGGATGGTATTGATGATGAAAAGGCAAACGCTATTGCATTATCTATGGCATCCAAACTTTCAAAAAAAGGTGGTAGTGGGGGTACATTTGCAAGTGTTCCAATTCAAATAAAATTAGGTATAAAAATAGATGGTGTTGAAAATATTAATTTTTTGGGGCCATGTACCGTAGATAGAATACCAGAGAGATATAAAAACGCTGGTGTAAAATTTTTGGTAACTGGCGTAGAACATTCATTTGATGGAGATGGTGGATGGGAAACTGATATAAAAACCGCAATGAAACTTGGTGATTAATGGCTGATAATAGAAAACGTATATATTACACAAAGGCCCAAATAAAAGAAGGTCTAAAAACGCCTGGTGGGGAGTGGATGTATACCGATGGTACAGAATACATCGGCCAATATCATAGATATACAACTGGTGAAGTGTTTTCTTTAGGAAAGTATGTAAAAGATAAATCAAGAATATTAATCCCATTTATAGATTTAAAACAAAAAGTTGAAGATAATCAATTAAACATTGATTTTGCAAAAAACTTCGAATATGATACGTTGAAGCCAGATTATGTAAACCCAAGTATAACACCACCTATAAAATCGGAAATACCAAAAGATAAAGATTATTCCAATGGTTATATGATACGTTACTTTGCTCATAAAAGAAACGATTTACAAATAGTAGAATTGAACAAAGATAATTATGGTAAAGTGGGTACTGAAAATGGATTGGATAAAGTAATTTGGGAAAAATTTCAAATCAAATGGAAAATATCAGGTCCTGATAATGATGTGTTAGATTCAGAAGGTAACATAAAAGAAAGTGGTATAATTGATACTAATATCAGAACCATTAATTACCAATCAGATGATTATCCTGCCTTAAAGGATTATATCACCGATTTTAGGCAATTCTCTAAAGCCTAAAACTTAACAATTTCTTAACATTAAAATTTGGTATATCCAAATAATTTTCGTATCTTTACTATGTAATAATGAGAGATATGAAACACCAAAAAACATTAGATTCCCTCCGCAAGAAAGCTACCGATAAAGATAGAATGCCAAACCTTAATAAAGTAAGTGAGTTACTTACTGAGTTGGGTATTAAAAACTATTGTATGGAGTGGAGTGAGGTTAAGTGGAGAGATAATGGGTTACCATATAACACATCAGGTGGTAGTAGAATTTACAACGGATACACTCTAAGAGTTCCTCAAATCAATATGAGTATTTGTTCTACTGATAGTTACTACTCTTGGAATACTTGGTTGTATGCTGAACAACTTGTAAAATTAATTGATACACTATAATATGAAAGTAAAAGAAATCAAATACGGAATCGAAATCACAAAACCCTGGTCAAAGGAAATGTATGACCACAATGATAAGGTGGCTGAGTTAATGAAAGCTGAACTCCTTATTCGTTTGAAGAACGCATATCAAAGTGGTGATGAAGATGATTTACGAAAAGTATCATCAATCATCTGCCCGACTGGGTATGGGTTTGGGTTTGATTTTGATGATATCTATAATGAATCACTTAGAGAGTTAGAAATGGTTCAGAACTATTGGTTAAACGAAGAGTTCCCATATGGAGTTAAAGAAGGTATCGTAAGTGATATCGGACTTGAGTTCATTGGATATTAAAATATATTAAAATGGCAGTATATTATAAAGTAACACCGAAACAATGGGATGAGTTAAATAAAAACTCCAAACCTCGTTATATGACTAAAAAAGAACGAGAATCGTTAAATAACCTTTATAAACAAATTTTGACTGGTGTTAAAAGTTAACATAAACTTAACATTAGAAATTTGGAAAAGTGAAAAAAAAGTGGTACTTTAGTACTGTAAGATTGAGAGTTAAACAATAAATAAATAAAAAATGAATTATTCAGAATTAAATCAGATGAGTATCGAAGAGTTGAGAAATCTTAACTCAATGGTAATCGATGTTATTAAAAGTAAGAAAGCTATGGCTGGTTACGAAATGAAACAATCCCTTTATGTTGGGGCTAATGTGAAAGTTAATCACCCTAAATTGGCTGGTAAACAATGTAGAGTTGAGAAAATCAACCGAACTAAGTGTGTAATTAAAGTGTTGAATAGTTATGGTTCTTATAACGTTCCTCTTTCAATGGTAGAATTAGTAAAATAATCAGATATGGCTATTGTAAGTAAACCCCAAACAATCGGAATTGAAATAGATTTAACAGGCCCACAAGGTAACGCATTTTACCTTTTGGGTACTGCTAAGAACCTCGCCAAACAATTAGATTTGGATGGTAATGAAATTATGAAAGAAATGATGAGTGGTGATTACGAAAACCTTCTTCAGGTCTTTGATGAAAACTTTGGTAGTATAGTAACCCTTTATAGATAAGATATGGATTGTAAATTAGTAATTAACTGTCAGTATTATGAGAACTACAATGTTGGGCCGGAAGGCTTCGGTGAAGTTCCCTATTGGAAACCGAAAGGTGGACATGAGTTCGAAATCAAAGTAGATTCGGATGTGGTGATGTATTCTAATAAGTTAGAACAACATCTAACAAAGTTGGTTGAGGCAGAATCAACTATTGTTGAAAAGTTTGAGTATGTTAGTCACGAACTTAAATGGAGTGAACCATCGGTTCTGAGTACGGAATCTTTGTACGAACTAATTCGAAAAGAAGATGAAGTGGCAGTATAGAGAAATGGGTAGTAGGAATAAAAAGACCGGAAAACTATCCTACTATAACGTAACAGTAACGGATTTCAAAATCTCAGATTGTGAGTGTAAGGCTAGAGAGTTTTATAGATACACTCCATGTAAACATATGAAACGATTACATCAAAAATTATCACATTTATCCATATGAGTTGGTATCAATTAGAAGTAGAAGCAGATAAGTACGAAGAATTACAGCAATTACTTTTGGAATTATCAGAATAATTTCGTATATTTGTTAGATGATTAATTTTGTAACTGAGGGAAATATCAGTATGGAGAAGATGTATATCCACCCAATATGGGCGGATATTCACTTACATGCATCTCAAAACAAATTATCATTACTATATATCTATGATATTGATGAGGGTACGGAGCTTGTAGTAAACATCGGTAATTTCGATTTCCATAGTTCATCATTGGAAAGTATTTCTCTTAATTTTAAGGAAGGGTATATATTGGGTAAAAAATCGTTCTTAAATCTGGTCGACCTTCCAAACACATACGATGCCGATGTGGTAAAATACCTACAAGTGAACGATATATTAAAACGAGACCAGACTCCGACCCATCATCATTTTCATAGAAAGTTCCACAATCTAAAGTGGGTAAACAATCTCATACCTATATCTAAACATATTGAATCTATCAGAGATATAAGAGATGAATTCCTTCAGTATTACGATGTGGAAGGGGGAATCACCGCAGGTGTGAAGAAATTTGACAATTTCTATATCAAGCCGTTACACAAAGTAGAAAAGAGTGGACTTTGGACAGAGAGTGGAATGGAGTGGAGTGAGTATTACCCATATACATTAACATCACGTCCTTCAAATAGATTTGGGGGAGTGAACTATGCCGCACTTAATAAAGATGATGGTAGTAGAGATAGATTTATTAGTAGGTTCGATGGGGGTAAGTTAGTTCAATTTGATTATGATGGATATCATCCACGTATCATTAGTAGAATGGTAGGAGAACCTATACCAATGGATGTATCTGCTCACCAAGCCTTAGCCGATATGTATGGGGTATCATATGAAGAATCAAAAGGAATCACATTCCGCCAATTATATGGTGGAGTACAATCGGAGTATTTACACATACCTCTTTTCAAAAAGGTATCACACAAAATTGATAAGTTGTGGATGGAGTTTAATCGTAATGGGTACATTCAAACTCCAATGGGTAGAAAGTTATCTAAATCCAATCTAAGGGATATGAATGCTAACAAACTATTCAATTATCTTCTACAAGCAACGGAAACTGAGTTGAATATGATGATACTTTCAAAAGTGGTGGATTTTTTGGAAGATAAACAATCTAAAATGGTGTTATATACTTACGATTCATATTTATTAGATATACATCCTGATGAACTTAGTGTATTAAATGATTTAAAGATACTTATAGATGGGAATGGATTCCCTACTAAGATAGAAATTGGTGATAGATATTCAGAAATGAAGTCGGTAAATATAGAAAACATACAGGAATAAAAGATGAGTAATTTTCTTGATGATATAACAAGGTTATGGTGGATTGAAGTAGGTGTTGAGCTGAAAAATCCTACATCCGAAGCATCTATCAAAGGTCTAAAGAAAGTTTTGAGAGAAGATTTAGAGCTTGATAACGATGTTATTACATATATAGTTGAAAGTATTGCAAATAGACCTTCTAATTTTTCTTTAAAGGTTGGGAAATCTTCAGGTATTGATGTTGGTAGTAAACAAACAGCAGTATCTGCACAATTACATCCTAATTGGGAAGAAGAAGAGGGTGATATATACCAAACAGTTGATTTAGCTGAAGAAGAAGATGAGAAAGATACGAAAAAGAACGGAGAGGAATCTAAGGATGACTCTGGCGATGATACACGACCCGAAACTGGAGATGATAAGAAAGCTGCAGAAAAGGATATTCAAAAACAATCACTTACAGCATTAGAAAAAGAGAAGTTGAAGAAAGAGGCGATTGATGATAAATTGCTAAAAACCAAACTTACAAACCCAACCACAGGTAACAAAAACCAAGTATCAACATTATTAGGTAAAAAGAAATCAGACCCTGCTGCATATAAAGTAGGTAAGGATTTTTTAGGTGATAAGGGTGTATCGGATGATGAGATTGAAAAACAATCAGATTCAGATAATAAAAAAGAACCACAGTCGAATGGGTATGTAGGTGATAAAGATAAAAGTTTAAAGCAAGGTGACCCTTCAAAAACTGAAGAATATCAGAGAGAATTACCGCCAGATGATAAAGAGTTTGCAGATAGAAATAAAAAGTTTGCAAATCCAATTCCACCAGAACCATATAAATTACCTGAAGATATAGTTAAGAACCCTAAGTTTCCAAAAAAGTATTTAACGGCGTTGGAACGAATGGCAAATACACAACCTAAAGGTAATGCTACTAAGTGGCAGCATTTTAGTGATATTCCCGGTGGGGCTGGGCAGGTTAGTGCTCAAGCTGGTGAACTTATGACAATGATGGGTGCATCAATGAGTGATAAAGAATTTGAATCATTTTCAAATAGTTTATTGGAACATGAAAAGGCATTGATTGAAAAGAATCCTTCTATGAAAAAAGAAGGTAGTAGAATTGTAACTAAAAGTTGGATTGAAGCAACTAAACAAAGTAGAAAAGCAATCAGAGATAGAATCACCGACCAATATGGTGAAGGTACTGAAATAATAGCTACTGCATGGGATACTAAATCGGATGTAGAAGCTATGGGATTATCAGATTATGAAAAAAACAAAGGATTTTCAACTGATATGTATATGAAAGTTAGGAAGCCGGATGGTACTGAAGTTATGGATGAAGTTTCATTGAAAAAATCTACCAAAGTAAACTTTTTAAATTCAGGTGCTGGTTCTTTTGAAAAATGGGATGCTAATTTACCTGATGAAATAAATCAGAATGTATATAGAGATAAAGCTAGAGCTAGAAATATTGATTTTGTAAAAAACAACAAAAAAGAAGTTGAAGATTTTATAAAATCAGATAAAGGTGAACCAATCAGAAAATTGATGGAATCTAAAGGTGTTACTTTAGAAGAAGCTCTAGAAGGTAATTCAAGAAATAAACAAAATGTATTATATTCATCTATTAAAGAGATGGCTAAAAATGGTAACAAAGATGCGCAAGCAATCAAAGATATAGATGATAATAATCATAATGAGTTTTGTAAAAAATCAGTAGAAGCAATTGTAGATAATCCAAAAATGAAAGCCGGTATGTTAGAGGATATCAGAAATGAGTTCCCACTAAAAGCAGTATCAGATGGTGAAGAAACAATGGCTATCGGGCCAAATTCATTGGATAAGAAAACAATGGAAAAAATATTTGGAACGAGCGATTACGAAAAATTAAAAGAAAACTTAGTTGCAGAGCCTCCAAGACAACTAATTGGTAAAGATGGCAAACCTGTATTTGATGTAAACGGTGAACCTAAAATGTCTAACCCATTCATTGGTTATAAGATTGAAGCATCTGGTGAAGTATTTGCAGTCGCAGATATTAAAGTTAGAGAAGATGGTAGAGGGTATGGTGGACAGTTCAAATTTGAAATGACACTAAATCAAAAATCATTTGCAAAAAGACTTGAACAAGCACAAAAAGATGTTTATGGTGAAAAATAAATACGGAGAGAATGAGTGAGAACGCAACTACTATGTACCTTCACAACAGAAGAATTGTTTGAAGGCTTATTGAAAAATATATTTGATTCCTATGAATTGTTCAGTAGGAAGATATTCATACTTAAATTAGACCCATCCAAAGAGTTGGTGATAAGTTATAACATTATACCAAATAGAGAGACAAGATTTTTACCATCAACCATTATGGTTCATAGAAAAAAAGAATCAAATACGATGTACACTATCAACGCACTGAATAAGTTAATAGAGAGCTTAAATGGTGGTACATTAGATAAATCATATCAGATTGAATGGGGTGATTATCGTAATTCAATGATTCTAACTGATGGTGATGGGTATAAGATTATGAAAACGAATTTGTTCAGAATAATTGATGTTAATTAAATTATTTTGATATTTATACTTGGAAGTTTGAAAAAACTTTCGTATATTTGTAACCATATCAACACATGGGAGTAAATGCGTGTTGAGAATAAAAAGTGAAATATAATTTGGATAATTGAAAAATTATTCGTATATTTGAATCAATATAAGTTTAACAATTAAAAAATGGAGTAAATTATGGCAATCGATTTGAATGCAATCCGAAACAGACTAGACAGTCTACAAACAAAGGTAACGAAAACAGACAACCTTTGGAAGCCGAAACCCGGCAAACAACAAGTAAGGATAGTTCCTTACGTTCACAACCCATCAAACCCTTTCATTGAACTGTTTTTCCACTACAACTTTGGTGGTAAGAACATTCTTTCACCACAAACACATGGTGAGGCAGACCCATTAGTGGAGTTCGCTGAGCAGTTAAAAGCAACTGGTGATAGAAATGATTGGAATCTATCAAAACAATTAACACCAAAGATGCGTACTTACGTTCCTGTATTGGTTCGTGGTGAAGAATCAGAGGGAGTTAAGTTTTGGGGATTTGGAAAAACTGTGTACCAAGAACTACTTGCTTTCTTCGCAGACCCAGACTATGGGGATTTAACTGACCCAACAAATGGTAGAGATATCACTGTTGAGTTCAAAACAGCAAAAGAGTTAGGTAAGAACTACCCTGAAACTTACATCAGAGTAAAACCTAACCAAACACCAATTACTGAAGATAGTAATGTATTATCTCAGTTGAAAGACCAGATTGAACTACCTAATATGTTCAAAAAGTACACTTATGATGATATGAAATCATTGTTGGAAACTTGGATGGAAACTGGACAGGTAGGTGATTCTGAGGAAGAGGAAACTCAACCAACTCAATCACAATCAACTGAATCGCCTTTCAAAGATGATGAACCACAAGCAGTATCTAATGCAACCACTGCTAACGTAAAAGACGCATTTGACGATTTATTTAACAACTAAAATTAAGGTATAATGGCTAAAACAAATAGAGATGAATTATCTTCACTTCTGGCCGATAACCTTAATAAGAAGTTCAAAGGACAATCAAAAGTCGCATATTTCTTAGATGGCTCCGAACAGACACCCACCGACCTTACTGAGTGGGTGTCCACCGGAGATGATATGTTAGATTTAGCGATTTCAAACCGACCAAATGGTGGGTTTCCTGTTGGAAGAATTGTTGAAGTTACGGGTCTTGAAGCGAGTGGAAAATCACTCCTATCAGCACATACATTAGCAAACACTCAAAAGAAGGGTGGATTGGCTGTGTATATTGATACGGAGAACGCAATCAATCAGGAGTTCTTAGAAGCATTGGGGGTAGATACTCAAAAGTTACTTTATGTACCTTTAGAATCAGTAGAAGATATCTTTGATGCTATGGATTCAATTATCGAATCTATTAGAAAATCTGATAAGGATAGATTGGTAACTATCGTAGTTGATTCAGTAGCAGCTGCAACCACAAAGGTTGAATTGGCAGCAGATTACGACCAAGCGGGCTACGCTACTCAAAAAGCAATCATTATCTCAAAAGCAATGAGAAAGATTACTAATATGATTGGTAGAGAACGTATTTTGGTGGTATTTACAAATCAACTTAGAGTTAGAATGGGTGTATCGTTTGGTGACCCCTACACTACATCAGGTGGGAAAGCATTAGGTTTCCATGCATCTTGTAGATTGAGAATGAAACAAATGGGTAAACTCAATTCTAAAGTTGGGGGTGTTGACCAGACTGTTGGTATTAAGACTAGAGTTCAGGTCATTAAGAACCGAATGGGACCACCACTTAGAGCAGTTGATTTTGAAATTTACTTTGATAGAGGTATCGATAGATATGGTTCGTGGTTAAACACTATGAAAACATATAAGTTGGTAACTGTAAGTGGTGCATGGTACACATGGACTGATGAAGAAACTGGTGAAGTTATTAAGTTTCAAGCAAAAGGGTTTGCCGATATATTGGAAGAACGACCTGAAGTAAAGGAACAAATGTATAAACAAATCTGTGATGCATATATTTTAGGATATAAAGAAGCATCCGAATCAGCAAACACAGATACAACCGAATTTGATGATACGCACGAAATCTAATTACAAAGAAATGTTAACTAACTTATCTAATACATCTAAAGGTGATGTAAACGATAAAGTTATGATTGTAGATGGATTGAATATGTTCATCAGAGTGTTTGGAGCAGTTCCTACTTTGAATGATGATGGAGAGCACGTTGGTGGGGTAACAGGATTCCTGTTATCCCTCGGCGCTCTTATCCGAAATAACAAACCAACGAGAGTTTTGGTAGTGTTTGATGGTAAGGGTGGTTCTCATCGTAGAAAGAAAATGTGGAAAGGGTATAAAGAGGGTAGAACGGGTCTTACTAAAGTGAATAGATTGGTTGGTTACGAAGATTTAGAGGACCAGGCGGAATCTATGAAACGTAACTTTAACACTTTAATAAAGTATTTAGATTTCTTACCTGTTGATTTATGTTATATCGACCACATTGAAGCTGATGATGTGATGGCTTATGCCGCCAGACACATCTTTAAGAAAGAAGTTTTGATAGTATCATCTGATAAAGATTTTCTACAATTGGTAGATGATAGAATTTCAGTATATCTACCAACTAAAAAGAAGATGATGAACAAAGATGATGTAAAGGAGTTATATGGTGTACCATCACATAACTTAGTATACTATCGTATATTCGATGGTGATAAATCTGATAATATTCCTGGCGTAAAAGGTATAGGGCCTAAAACGTTGATTAATAAATTAGATTTTTTACAATCAGATGATTTAACATTAGATACCTTATTTGAAAAGGTATCACAAATGGATGATGAAAAACTAAAGAACAAAATTTTAGAAAATAAAGATGTTCTTCAGTTAAATTATGATTTAATGCAGTTATCTAATCCAATTATGGGTTCTGCAATCACATCTAACGTAAGAAATATCATAGATTCCCCTATAAACGGATTGAATTCATTTCAATTTAAAAAAGAGTTTATGATTGATAAGTTGTACACCGCATTTAAGAATGTAGAAACGTGGTTGGTGAACACTTGGAGTGATTTAGATAAGTATTCGAAACAAACTAGAAAATAAGTTTGTTTATTTAAGATTTTATTTGTATATTTGTATCCTATGGATAAGTTTGGAAATAAGTTTGGAACATCATTTCAGATTAAGATAATTTCAGCGCTAATCTCTGATAGAATATTTCTTCAGATGGTGTATGATATTATCAAACCGGAATATTTTGATTCTGAATCAAATGAGTGGATTGTAAAGAAGATTCTTTCCCACTTTGATGGTTATAGTGAGTTACCAACATTAGATGTATTTAAAGTAGAGGTATCTAAGATTGAGAGAGATGTTCTCAAACAATCCATTGTAGATAATCTAAAGCAGGTTTGGAATGGGTTGGAATCTGATGATTTAGATTATGTAAAAGAGAAAACTTTAGAGTTCTGTAAAAACCAAACCTTTAAAAACGCAATATTAGAATCAGTTGGATTATTAGAAGAAGGTAAGTTTGATATCATCAAATCAAAGATTGATGATGCAATGAAAGCCGGACAAGATACTGATATTGGACACGAATACAAATTACATATCAAAGAAAGATATGAATCTACTATTAGAGATGTGATTCCAACTGGTTGGGATGTGATTGATGAATTAGCAGATGGTGGTTTTGGTAAAGGTGAATTGATAATGTTCGCAGCACCACCAGGAATTGGTAAATCTTGGGCATTGGTGAATGTAGGGATGGCTGCAGCAAAATTAGGTAAGACGGTAGTTCACTATACATTGGAGTTGAATGAAGGTTATGTTGGCCAAAGATATGATGCAGTTCTAACAGGTACTGCAGTTCCAAATCTAAAATACAATATAGAAGATGTTTCAAATCAAGTTAATAACCTAAAAGGTGAACTTATTGTTAAATACTGGCCTACTAAATCTGCTGGATTAAACGCAATGAGGGCAT